GGCTCCACCTTTCGGTTGACGATTGCCCCAAGGGGCGGTCTCACTTCCGTGAGAGGGTGCAGTTGAATGCGGTTGTATGCTTACGCATACTACAGACCTTGTAAAAGGTCGGGACGGGCACGAAGTGCCTGTAGCTGCTTTATAGCAGCAAATCTTGCTACCAAATGGTAGCAGTGTAGGATGACCTTGACGACAGGGTCACCCATTAGCTCTCCACGCGTAGTGAAGTAGCAACTGAGAACTTTGTTCTCATCCATCTCCTCGACCTGTCGAGGAGCACATAGGGCAAACATCGATGTTTGCCTGTACCATGTGGGCATGCCCACATTGTAACATAAGCGATTGCACATCGCTTGTGCTACTGCGTGATCGCAGTAGTTTGTAGCCTGTTCCCAATCTGTGGAGAACAGGAAGATATCTTTGTCACCAAAGATAAAATTCGCAGCAGGATTCTTGTGCGATAAACGCTTGAAGAAATTCCAAGCGTGATTGGCCGCCCCGACACCTGATCGGGACGATGGAATTACTGTTAGATACTCTAACAGTATGTGAGACATGACATGCAAAAGCATGGCATGAGCTAAGTGCGACACTGTGATCGCACGGTATTTCCCTAGTTCTGCAACTAGGGACACTCTGACAGACATTACATTTCTGTCATATATGGTTTGCCTGTCGGCAAACTGGTTGCAGGCCCAGTGGAATAGGCATTCGCCCGTTCCATCTTTACCAGGCCTGAGTATCCTCCCCGTAGGGAGGCCGTTCTCCAGATTTAACTCTGGAATTTCTGGATTTGACACCAGAACTTTTCTGGCGGCTTCAAGCTTGCCACCAGACGCGGTGTTCGTAAAGAACTCCCCACTATCGCTAAGCGATATCTTGGCCTTGTTTATAACAGAGGACCAGAAACGAGCTGAGTTGCCTTCAGCTCCTATGGACTCCACCACTTCCTGATGGAGATCATCTACACCGGCAGCGATGTAGTATTTCATCCGTTCATAGACGGATGGATCGGGAGGCTCGGTTAGAACCTCCTTGATTTCCTGAAGGGTTTTCAGGAAGACTTGTCGGGGGGGAACCCCCGATGCACGAGTCTGGCTCAAGAGAGCCACTCTGTACATATCGATAGGAGTTTTCCTATCGGACATAAAGTCAGTTATGACTTTAAAGAATGACATCTCTCGCGGGATGTCTACGGAACTGATGTTCCCAACAGGGTTGAAACCCTGTTCCTTGATTGCTTTACGCAATCTTTTAACCTTCTCGTACGCGGAAGGCGTCTCCGGAATTTCATCCCGGAAGTAGTCAGGCAAAAGCTGACATATCAGGCAGTTGATTACCTGATCAATTCTGGACCAAACCAGAAACTCTTCCCATTCTGGGAAGCCAAGGACGAGTTGCATGACCAACCCGTCGACAGTTGCTAAGATGGTTCTTAGCCTGTGGACCCCTCCAGGGGTCACTTTCATGTCCACAAGATTGTGGACACCTTGAGGTCCTGAGAAGGACCTCATTCCAGCGAGCAGTCTCAGAACTGCCACGCCATTTGGATTCCACCTTCCAGTGGAATCTTTCCGGATTAATCTCCGGAACCAATATGTCCCCTTGTAGAGGACAGTTTGAGCATGCCAAATGCTTGGCAGCTCATGGAAATGGACTCGTTTATCGAGCCCAGTTATCTCCCTTGAGAGTTTTGACTCCCAAAGGTTTTGTGCGTCCCAACAGATCTTAATCTGTGGGACGGGATCGTCCGCGCGAATGCACGGACCAAGCACTTCTTTACAGAAGTGGAATAGTTCCTTGTGTTCCAGGCCACAAGGACAATCTCTCTTTTGACGGAGAGTAGATGTGCACGGAAAAGAACTCGTGCTCAAAGTGTGGTCTTCAAGAGACCATACCATTATTGCTAATGGCAATTTACGTAAAGGGAAACAAGATTTCTCTAAGGATGTTTACGTGAAACTCGTACTCACTACTCCGAAAGG